TCTACGTTTTTTGAGATGTCTTCCAAACAGGATCGCTTTTGCGACATCTATTTTAACGCCTTTAAATTTCATGTCAACCAAACATAAGAATAATTTTGTTTCTAATTCAAATATTTGTCTGCAAGTTTTTTGTTCTCCATCATCTTTAGTGTATAATACTTCGTCAATTTTTTTGTCAAATAACTTCCATAGTTTATAAGTCAGGTTTACATCCTGCTTTGCATATTCTTTTACGATAGATGCAGGAAGTTTATGCATGTTAGTCATTGGGTCCTTTACCGTACCACCAGACCACTCTAATGTTTTCTGTTGTAGATCGTATTTATATTTCTCTTCATTAAGATAATCTTTTGATAGTGCGTCTAGTGAATATTTAAATCTGTTCTCATCTATAACAGATGCAGCTATCATAGTGTCAACTATCCTACCTTTGATCATCACACCTGTCACCGCTCTAATCCAACACACATCATACATTGCATTGTGAAATACTTTTGTAATCTTCTCGTTTTGAAATATCTTATCATTTAGCACCTGCCATATCTTATCTATTCTATCAAAAGCTATGTCAGTATCAGAATGTCTTAATGGAAAGTATGCAAGATCATTATCTGTTGCTACTGCTATGCCACAGATAAAACCATCGTTGCGTATTGCACCAGATCCTTTTGATTTAAGATTAGGATCATAAGTTTCTATATCTATCGCAACGGTATCAATACCATTTAGATTTAGATCTTCTGGTGTGTTACACATTATAATCTCTCTCCAATATCATCTCTAAATAATGTATTGCTTTTTTTATGTCTTGTTCCTTTCCTTTTGCAGAGTGCCTGCATATATATTTTATAGCATTGCCTTCCGCAAAAAGCAATTTATTCTCGTTGATAAACTCTGCTGGCTGAATTTTCATCGAGCGATAGTGCTTCCCGCCTACCTGTTCCTCTAATGAATTGTATGTTGTTCCTTTAAATATATTTTTGTGTGTCATCTTACTCCTAATGTGTATTTACCTTGTGATGCAATAGTCCAACAATCAAACTTGCCTCGACTATACGCAACGTATTTTAATCTGAGTTGTGTAAAATAATCTTCCTGTCTTGTTGCCGTCAGATCTACAACAACATTATCAAACGTCAGACCTTTCACGGTGTGTATGTTTGCGTATTTTACTCTTACCTCTCCGTCATCATATCCCTTGTTTAGAATCTTTCTAATGTAGATTAATCTATCAGGGTCTGTCTTCTTTCTTATCAATGCAAAGTCCCTTTCTCTTCCTGCGCTTTCTTTTAAATACTTGTGGTGTTTCATGTAGTCCATTGTATATTCTCTATCAACCCATTCATCAAAAGTCTCCTCACCTCTGCCATGAACTATCACCTTGCTGCCAATATATTGCCAGAAGTCTTTTATCTGTTTTAATGGCATAGGTGTCCCTCTGCAAAAATCTGGCCATAGTTTGTGGCATCTTAATTCTTTCTTTGGCACGTGGGCCGTGTTCCCTACGTGTGCGAACTCTATACCCTGTTGCTTAAAAAATTTTTTGACCCATGAATCTGACGGTGTGCCGCGATAAGTAAATAAAAAAGTCTCATTAGTATGTTTTATTTTATCTAACAAAGCAGTCATGGCACTACATCTTTTATCTAGACTAGGTAGATGATAATGATTGCCTGTAACGTCTGTTGATCTCCATGTCCTTTCGTAACCATAGTGTTCCCATATCGGTCTAATAATTCTTTTACACAAAGCATTTATTGTCTTGCCACATCTGTGTCCCTGTTCTAATTGTTCTGCCTCTCTTGATAATCTATGATAGTAATCTGCATCTGACCCTGCAAACTCAAATATGGTCTGGTCCGCATCACCAACAAAATAATATTCTTTCGCTTTTGTTGCCATCTTATCTAGAGCCTCTCTCTGTGGCACGTTACTATCCTGTGCCTCATCAACTATCAGTGCATCTATGTCCGGTTCCACAGCCTTGTCTATAAAATCCTGTATCATATCTGCGTAATCACAGACGTGATTATCTTTCTTATATTGAAAGTATGGGTAAGCCATCTGTTCTATAGAGTTTAGATTATATGGTTTGTAAATCTGTTTATCACATGTTTTCCAATGTTCTTTTAATGTATTGCCTCTGCCATGTGCATCAGCCAGGTATCTATAAAATTTATGTTTGTCAGCATTAAACTCTGACTCTGTCACTCTCTGTAATTTAAAAAGAGAATCTATGGTCGTTAGATTCATGTGGTCTGCATAACTAAATACCTCTTTACGTCCTACCAATCTGCTCTTACAGTAAGAATGTATCGTGCAGATGTTATACTTCATGGCTTTCTTTGTAACACCCTGCATCTCTGGTAGTTTAAGTATCTCATCTCTTATCTCATCGGCTGCAACGTTTGTGTGTGATAATATTATTATTCTGCTGTATGGATATTTTTTTAACAACTCTGTATATTTATGTGTAATAAACATTGATGTCTTACCTGTACCTGGTGGTCCTGATATAAACTTAGGTTGTTTCATCTGTCACCTCCTGATATTCACCCTCTACTATTAGATCTTCTCGTTCTATCTTTTGATTTATCATCTGCCAAGAGACACAAGATTTGCTACCAAACTTGCC